TACAGATGTGCGAAACTGATCCGGCAATGAGAGACTTGCTAGATCAACTGTTTGTAATGTATAATTTAAAGAAAAATCACACAGATAATTCTGTAATGTGGCACCCAGTATGACAGATAAGTTAAGTATTGCCAATGAAATGGCACAGTTTGATCGAAAGAATCGTGACTTCTACGACGAGTTAGAAGAGCACGAAAAGAAAAAGTTTAGTCCATACTTAATGATACGTTGGGGATCAACTGTTCGTGGCAGTGCCGAAATGCAGGCTTATTACTTGATGAGTACCAATGAGAGGTTAAACAAAAACTTCTTTGATATAAGTACATCGGAACATAAAAAATTACAATGGTTATTGGCAACTACTGTTAGCCCGGGACTAGGCAGTCAAAGACACGATTGGGTATCGCCCAAGAAAGCAGAAAGCAACAACAAGGCTGTTAAATTTTTCAGAGAATTATATCCCCACTTAAAAGAAGATGACATTGAACTCCTCGCAAGACTCAACGGTAAAGACGATATTAAGCAGTTGGCTAGAGAACATGGATGGGACGACCGCAGAATCAAAGCCGACTTATAAATGTCGTTATTGTAACAAGGGATTCGCAAAAGAATCTACCTTGACTGTGCATCTTTGTGAGCAAAAACGTAGAGCACAACAACAAAATGAAACTGGTGTACAGTTAGGGTTTAAAGCATATCTACGCTTTTATGAAGTATCGCAGGGCAGTGCTCGTCTAAAGACCTACGATGACTTTGCTGCCAGCCCTTACTACAATGCCTTTATCAAATACGGCAGATATCTTGTAGCAATCCGCGCAGTTAATACCATTGCCTTTACAGATTGGTTGCTCAAGCAAAATAAAAAATTAGACTATTGGTGCAGTGACAAACTTTATTCAGAGTGGCTACACGAATATATGAAAAAAGAGGCTGTGCAGGATGCACTTGAAAGAGCCTTAAAGGAAATGCAACAGTATGCTGATGATCACCCGGAACTTAAAAACGGCTTTAGGGACTATTTTAGATACGGCAACGTCAATAGAATCATTCATCACATTGTTACTGGTAGGATTAGTCCTTGGGTTTTATTTAATTGCGAATCTGGCGTAGAATTCTTAGATGGACTTGCTGAAGATCAAGTTGGCATAATACTACCTTGGATTGATCCTGAAGTATGGCAACGTAAATTCTCTGACTACTTAGCAGATACTGAGTGGGTTAAAGACATATTGCAAAAGGCCGGGCTGTGATCGACGTGGATCTTGTTGACTACGATGTTCAATCTATACTTGCCATTGTGCATGTACTGAAGTCTCAGGGCATAGTACTCAATCAGGATTTTACTTTTCAATATTATCCACCAAAGTTTGATAACTTTAGCGGTGATGCAGTGTATAATAGACATACAATATTTTCTTTTAAAGACGGAGGCGTGGCCAGTTGGTTTGCGTTAAAGTATGGTAACCAAGTTCAAAAGTGACATTGACATAGACTTCGGCAATCGTGAGCAAGCACTGGCTGTTCTTGACGTTACACCTGCCAGCATCGCACGTAACAACACATTGGTTAAACATAATACTGGGGTTTATCCAACAGACATTCCTACTGATCCAATCATGGGCTTTGCTAGTATTGACTACGAGTCAGCTGAACTACGTGGATATGCTAAACTAGACTTTTTGAATGTATCTTTATATACGCAGATTAAGAACGAAAGTCATTTAGACAATCTTATGGCACAGGAACCACTCTGGGAATTATTGCTAGAACGTGAATTCTGTGAGCAGTTAATACACATTGGTAATCACTATGATACGCTGATGAAGATGCCTGAGCCTGTGGATAGTATTCCGCGTATGGCTATGTTCTTAAGTGTAATACGTCCTGCTAAACGTCACTTGATTGGATCTCGTTGGGCAACGGTTGCAAGTACAGTTTGGGATCCTGATCCAAATAGTGGATACCAATTTAAAAAAAGTCATTCGATTGCGTACAGTCATCTTGTGGTAGTACATATGAATTTAATCTGTGAAAGATTAAGTTATGGTTATCAATAACAGCGTGTGATTTTTTAAAGTAGGCATAAATAAGTTTATGCCAAAAAGTAAAAACTACAACAACTGGATAAAAGAAAATTATCCTCGTAGATGTGAGAAGTGTGATTATATAAGTAATAATCCATCAATGTACCACTACCACAAGAAGACTCATCAACCTATACCAGAAGGAAAGAAGTGTGATCATGGTTGTGGTCAATTTGCGAAGTTTTGTGGTACTGGCGGAAAATACACCTGTGAACACAAATTTAGTTTGTGTCCAAAGTACTTAACAGATTTGTCTGAGAGAACCAGAGCAAGTTGGGTAGGCGATACCAATCGAAAAGATCAAACAAGACTAACAATTGAGTCAAGACTCAATACAAAAGAAAATATTGAAAAAAGAAAACAAACTCTAAAAAAGAAATGGGGAGACTTTACTCCCGAGCAGATGAAAGATTTTCGCCATTATGCTCGTCGAATTAGGAAACGGGCACAACAATGGGCAAGAGAACAAGGACATACATTAGGACAACAAACATATCACGTTGATCATAAATTAAGTATATTTGATGCCTGGAACGCTGGACTGTCTGAAGAGATTGTAAACCATCCAGCCAATTTACAAATACTTGAAGCAAAACTTAATAGTAGCAAAGGTGCTAAGAGTTCTATTACTGTAGAAGAATTATTAAAATTAATTAACCTAAACGTCTGACCAACGTAATACTGCGTCGCTTACTTCTTTTATTAGCCATTTCCCTAAGGCTAACCTGCGGGCCTAGTTGTATATCCACGTCCTTGCTGTTCATAGTCCTAAGACAACCTCGGAATGGCGCCCACTCAGTTTTCAAAAACACATTAATAGGTATAAGCCTATTGCTTTCCCACCACCACTGATCTCCTAGTTCCAGGAATTGTGTGCGTTCTTCTAGGGTTCTAATTGCACCATAGTCGTATATTGTAGTAATAAAGTCATCGACGTTTTGTACTATACCGATGTACTCATTGCCTCCATATATAAGGAATGTCAAAAATGGGTACTTTTCTAATAAAACTTGGTGCTGTTGTTCCACTGTGTTTTTGGTAAATATGTAAAAAGATAATCAAATGCAGACTATCAAAACGTATTTATATGACCAGATTGTGGAGGTTCAAATTTTGGACACTACAATTTTTACAACAAGGAACCGTAAAGTGTACAGCAGCCCTATAAAACTTTATCAAGGAATAAACAATCCGTTACAAGTTATTGTAAAAAATCAAGATCAAAAAGCTGTAGACTTATCTATTTCTGGATCCGATCCGGTGGCACCAGCATACTATGTGCAGGCATGCATACAGGATCCTGTTAATAAACTAACAGTAGTCTGCTATGATGTTGATTTTTCTGATCTCACAAAAGGTCGCGGATCATTTGTAATTGAAAAAGCAGTAGTTGATGATTTAGAACAACGCCTTTACAAACTTACATTAAGTATCGAACCTTTAGATACTAGTATTAAAGCTCCATTATACGTCGACGATAACTTCGGAGTTCCATTGGACCTAATGATATTACCTGCATATTGGTCTGAAATTAGTCCTGCTCCAGATGTTGAGCAGTCTGTAATTGACGGTGGAGCGATATAATGGCTGTAGCAAATGTAAGAGTAAGTCAGATACTATTAAAGCGTGGAAATACCAGTGTTAGTAACAACTACATAGGAACACGAAGCGAAATAACACACGACACCGGCACCGTTGGGTCAGGTCCACATACTGTTAGGATTCATGATGGTATAACACCTGGCGGAACAATACTTGCTAGCCAAGGTTGGGTTAACCAAACTATTGCTAATGCAGCACTGGGCAACGTGAACCTTGACGGTTACGCAACTATTACCTATGTTGATAACGCTATTGCTAATGCTAATATTTCAGCTAACCTTGACGGTTACGCAACTATTACCTATGTTAATAGTTTATCGGCTCTTCGTACAGGCAACATAACATTTAACGGAAGAACTATTGGTGCAGATTCGATTAGTGGGTCTGGTATTACCTTTGATAGTGCTGGTAGTGGCGAAATACATATTGCTGATTTCACTGGTATCAACAATCCAAATCCTGAACATTGGTTACATATTGGTGATGCTGCTCCTGGTACTGATTTAAACACAGGCGAATTGGCTATTGATTTTAGCAATGGCATTGACACATTGTCGGGTCACGCTACATGGTCTTGGGATTGGTGGGATGCTGCTGGCCAAGGCACACACAACGACGGTACAGGAGTACATGCACGTTTTGTACTGTTAAAAGATCACGACCACGATAGTCCATTTATTGCATTTGACTACAATACTCAAAATGTTATCACCGGAAACATTCTTCCACGTAGTAATGTTACCTATAGTTTAGGTAGTTCTACACATCAATGGAAAGATCTATGGGTAAGTAACGCAACCATTTATCTTAACAGCGTTCCCTTGAGTGTTAGCGCCGACGGAAATCTTACTTTCGACGGTAACCCCTTAGTTTCTGTATCTAACGGCAACCTATACACAGGTGGTACACAGTTAAACATTAACAGTATTACAACTGCAAATGTAACCAATGGTAATTTATTGATAACCACAAGCGATGGCTCGGTTATTGATGCTGGTTATGTAGTAGGACCACAGGGCAATACAGGACTGCAAG